TCCCGCCCTTTGTGCAACATATCTGCCGATAGCCATATCAGAACTAAAGATGCTATCGAGGGTGTCATCAGAATCAACAAGAACACAGCTAGCAAATTGTCGAAGTGGAGTTCGCACTCCTGCCATGATAGGTGTGGGAATGTTGATTTTGTGCTTGCTGATTGCGTTGTAGTATTTTCGGACATACTCCAGTCTCGTTTCCGTTGGATAATCTTGGAAAAGCGTGGCAGCAATCATCATGTACATGTACTGAGGAGTCTCGTACATCTCACCACAACTACGATCCTGAACCAGATACTTATCTACCACCTGACGCAAACCAGCATAGGTGAATAGCATATCTCGTTCGTGATCCATCCAAGAATTGATCTTGGTCCACTCTTCGTATGTATACTTATCTAGGATTTCTTTATCGTAGACACCCTTCTCAACACAATTGTAACAGTGATCCAAGACAGAAGGATAACCTTCTACCCAAGATGGTCCGAAGACTTGCTTACGCACTGCAAACAAGAGCAGACGGGCAGCAACGAATTGATAGTTAGGATTGTCCAAACTAATCAAGTCACTAGCAGAACGCACCAGGATCTCCTGAATGTCCTTTGTTTCAATCCCGTCGAAGAACTGGAGACCAGAGTTCATTTCGACCTGAGAGGCGCTTACGCCGCTCCCTAACCCCTCGCAAGCTTCCTCAACCATCTTGTGGATCTTGTCAAGGTTCAACGCCTCTACAGCGCCGCTACGCTTCTTTACTTTGATACCGTGCCCGTTCGTCATACTTTTTTCCAATCGTTAAATTTGAGAGTTGCTTCTAATCCACTGTAGACATTAGAGTCTACCACATTCTGAACATTGAGTCCAGCAAGGAACATGTCATTGATGTCCTTCTGTTGTATTTTCTTTGGCCAAATGACTACCTTATCTCCTCGGTCAATGACTTTTGAGATCCTGGCGACAATTTCTCGGTTGCGTGGTTCATTATCAAATATCCAAATATAATTGCTCCAACCAAACGTCCGAACATCAGCGTCGGACCCAGCCATAGCAACTGAGTTTTCCAAGAAGGTTGAGTCAAATGGTCCCTCTACAATATAAACAGGTTTGTTTTCGTTTATCCTATCCAGTCCGAAGATTTTGGGTTGTTCCTCGTCCAGCATGATCGTGATGTATCTTAGTTTTGCCTTAGGGGCTAGCGATCTGCCTTGGTATCCAAACAGGTTACCTTCTTTGTCTCGGAATGGGATGATAATTCGCGGGGAGTCTTGTCTCAGAGTATCAAACATCTGCTTTTGTTTATTTGTCCAAGCTTTGAACTTAGGACAATAGTAAAAATAATCTAGATCTTTGATGCCTCTCTGTTCAAGATATTCCCTCGCTGGGTGAGAAATATTTAGCGAAGAAATCTTTTCAAGATCTGTATCTTTCCTGACAAATTTTGGTTCGCTGAAATTGAACTTTGGATTTGGTACGACAGTTCCCTTACCAGTCCTACCTTCTTTGAATTTCTCCATGACATATTGATCATGTAGAAAACTATCCTGATCTTTCAAAAAATTAGCAAGTGTTCTTCCCATACCACAGTTATGGCATTTGAACACGAAATCATTCTTGATCTTAAAAAGATATCCCCTCGCTTTATTGCGTCTCTTTTGCGAGTCACCACAGTAAGGACACCTGAAGTTGTACAGGTCTGCCTTCTTGCGACTGAAAAGATTCAGGCGAGGGGATACTAGTTGTATATACTTTACGTCAAGAAAGCTCACTAACAGGCATCGTCACTGTAGACAGTGTACCAGTAGATGCCTGGGGAGTCAAGACTTTGACTATAGGTGGGACCACTTGTAATACTGCCACAAGGGTAGCGAGGACTGCTCCTGCACCGACAACAAAGCGGGCATTCGTATCAACTTTTTTCTGTAGAGTGGTAACTCTTTGATGAATAAGTTCATTGTCCTTGTTATGACGTTCTTTCATTTCCTCAAGCATCTTGAGGATCAATTGATCAGCACGCTCGTTTTCGTCCAATCTATTTTCGTGGCGCTCCAAGATAACAGCAATCTTATTGCTATTTTCCGAGATAGTCCCGACCGCTTTTTCTAATTTGTCAAGCATCTCTTTGGAGAGATCTTCATAAATGTTCAGTTTACTTTCTAAAACTGCTAATTTACCAAGACCGAATGCCATCAGACATTTTTCACCGCAAAGTCTAGTGCTGCCTGATAAGAAGAAGCATCTTTGTTCAGCATATACTGGAACTGTTGCTTGTGGGTATCATCCAACTGAGCGTAGCAAGCAGCGATACGCTTAGCAGAGAAGTTGTCTAGGTTTTGTACACTACCATCAGAGAATTGCACCTTAGCAAAGGATTGCTCACCCTGTGGATTGAGTTCAGTAGTTGCCACGTCTAGTGCAACTTGGATTACATCTTGGTTTTCAGTCATGATTTCAGTAGTCACTTCAGTTTCCTCTTTTTTGAGTTTTTTGGTTTGATCTGCTGCCTTCTTTTTGAAGTCAGACAGACGTGCTTTCATTAGCGTATCCATTTCTTTGGTTTTACGCATCATTTTTTCTTTTGCTTCTCCACGTTTTTTCTGGAGATCTTTTTGACGACTTAGTTTCTTACCCTGTTGGATAGATTTCTGCGCTCTCTCAGTCTCACTGGAGACAGCTTCAGTTACGTTTGTTTCTTCTTTCATTTTTCTACGTTGGATACGGTCGAAGAGAGAGCGGGCACCTTTGGTACGCCCGTCAACTTTATCTTGATTACCTTTTTTATATTTACGATGCTGCCTAGGATTTACCATAACAAATGCTGGTGGCAACTGTAGACCAGAACCATCCCCAGCACTATTGATCATTTCATTCAAATTAGATTCAGACTCTTTAGACATTCTTCGTCAGCATCAGTAAAGGTAGGTGGTAATCTATTTAGAAACAACATGAAAGCAGTTATTTGCCTCCAGTATGTTGCTTCCGTCTTATAAAAAAGCAGTGGAGTCGCTGCTTCACCAAAGACATTATACAATACAATCACATGATTTAGAATCAAATGTGTTTTCAATTCACCCGTCGTCTCGTAACGTTTTAGCAGTCGTTTGATATACTTGAATCTCTTCAAGTCTTCTTCAAAATCAGCATAAGTTACGGACGACGGGTTATTGTAATTTTGAATAGCGAAGAAGAGCCAGTTATCTGGCGTCAATTCATTGAAATTCATTTAGATCATGAGGTTGTTACAACAGCGGTAGCAGAGATGACTTCTTTAGCACCGTTGCTGCTGTTGAGTTTGACGCGATAGGAACCAGCATCAGTTGCTGCATAAGTAGCAACAGTAAATGTTGCTGCTGTAGCACCAGAAACATTTGCCCATCTGTTACCAGACTTCTTCTGCCACTGATAAGTAAGAACGCCAGCGCCACCAGTAGAAGCAGCTGCTGCGACGGTAAGATCAAGTTGAGCACCAACTGCAACAGCAGTATCTGCTGGTTGTGTGCTGATTGTGATCGTGATCGCTGCGTCTGCTGCCTGTGCGTCGTCTGCCTGAGTCTCATTAGCATTAGTGTCACCACCAGCAATGAAAACTAGTTGCTCTGCCTTGTGGCGAGTAGCACCTGAGCTATCAGTATAGCTGAAATATGACCACCAACCAGGAGCGTTTAGACCACGCTCCTTGTTTGCTTCTAGTGCTGCCTCTGTTTCATCAATATACAGGACAGTTTTTGCTTGTGCTGACGCTGCAATGCCCACACCAGCTTTGGTTTTGTTTGCATTGCTGTCAGTTCTTCCGTAAAGGGACATTGACGTGTACTCCGATAATTATTATACCTAAGTTTTATTTATATCTCAGGCTTCTTCTCGCTTCTGGATTGCTTGTTCAACAACCGCGAGGAGTTTGTCATCCATATCGGTCTTAGTCAGAGTTACTGCCTTCTTCAAAATAACTAGGCAGAGCTCTACTAACTTCTCACCAAGTTCCTCGTTATCAGGAATATTGGCAACAGCATCTTTTACAATCTTCGATGCAAGGGGGAGTAGAAATGCGAGCATGATCTTACAGCATTGTGCAAGAACTATTTATTTCTCCCACTCGTCTAAAATGTCAGTCAACTTTGACAAGAACTGTTTGAAGGTTAGTAGCGTGCCAGAACGATAGTCGCGACGTGCTTTTGATACACCACCTTCAAATGATTCTTTTTTATTCTTATGCTTCCAAGCAGTAGCATAAGCAATACCTTCTTTATCTTTCGGATAGTTTTTCTTTATGTGCTTGACCATCCTTTCGTACTTTTTTCCAGGAGGTGCCACCTCCTTTACGATATCTGGATGTGGTGCATACAAAGGACCCTGATAATTACCAGCAAATACAGATTCATTGGTAGTCTTAGTTACCATACCTTTCTGTCCATCATTGACAGTAGGCATGACTTCTACATTACCACTCTTCTTCTTTTTGCCTTTGCGTTCTTTATCTTTACACCCGCACTCCTCACGGAATTCTTTGAAATCCTTCATTTCTTTTTCTTCATTGCAAGAATTTTACCTACCTTCTTACGACGAGCAAGAAGATACTTATCAGACTTGTCATGATCTCCATCATTATCAATGTCCTTGTCTTCAGAACCAACGGGATCAAGTTTCTTTTCTGCTAGTGCTTCACCCTCATGGGTTACTTCATCACCTGCCTTGACACAGTTGTCAACAGTCTTACCACCCTTCTTTTTAGTACCAGCAAGTTTGTATCCTTTCCAGCAAGCCTTACCGTCTAGTCCTTTTGCTTTCTCGATGACATAGGTCTCACCATCAATCTCATACTCTTCACGCTCAAGAACTTCAGTCTCCTCTTTAGTGGCAAGTTGTGCCTTGGGACCTTCTTTCTTAGCGCCTTTCTTACGCTTAGTAGTGTCTTCAATTTCAGCACCATTAGACTGTGGCATCATACCATCAAAAGGTGCCTCTGATAGATTGAGATCTACAGGATCAGTGTTCTGGAAGGTATCTCCACCCATCCATCTACCATATGATTCCATCAATCCTGACGAAAAATCGTCATTGCTATTGACTGTATTAACTGGCTTCTGATACTTCATCGTTTAGTAAGGAGGTTCTTCTCGTATTATTTATAGATCTAATGTTCTTGATCCACTCACGAAACATCTGACCTTCCTCAGAAATAACGATGGCATAGTTACCACCGACTCTGTGGATGTGTCCCTTTTCACCTGTACGTGAGGACATAACTGCATCACCTTCGCGAAAGACTAGTTGCTGTCTTTGTTGTTGGCGTAGTGCTTCTTCTCTAAGTTTTTTGAAATCTTTCATTTGAAATTGACAGGCAAGGCAGCCGCGATCTCCATCATAAGGGCACGACAATCATTATCATTCAATGCTCTAGGAATACCAGAACGAAAAGTTTTGAAATCGTTAGCATGTGCTGCACGTCTCATCTTTGTTCCAGATATAGCAAAGGTGTCTCCATCAGCATCTCTGCTTCCAGAAGACTTGATCTCGATTTTTCTGAACGAAAAATCTTTTCCATTGTATTTATGGAGGAACTGCATAGCAGAAACCCTGTCAGAACCTACAAGGAATACTACCTCATTATAACCTGCCATCATAATATCTTGCAAAATTTCAACAGGTTGTCTAGGTCCCGAATAAATTTTTCCTTTATGTTCGGGAAACATTTTATTCATGTAATACAACTTCCTATCAGGAAGGAGAGGATTACTACCTTTCTTATCTACAGTCTGAGAAATGTAGATACGATAGTCATGAGAACCCGCAGCACGTTTCACACCATCAAAGTTAGCTTGGTGACCTGTTGTTGGTGGTTGAAACCTACCAAAAGTAAAATAGCAAGTATTACAATTTAACGCCATTGCTTCTGCAGAGTGAAGTTGTTGTATGCAAACTCCAAGCGATTGACAAACTTGATCATACTGCCATCTTTATGCAGAACATATCCCTCAGGAGTCGTAACCTTATATCCTTTGTCAGTCTGAACGTATGTTCTAAACTCTTCCAGGTGGTCCAGTTTATCTATAACCATTTGCTTGACTGCTTGCAGTTCTTTATACAGTGCAAGCATTGCTTTGAACTTGTAGACATTTTCTACAACATAATTCTGACTGTTGTAAACCAAAGCACATTTCTTTGTTCTGTTTGCAACTGTCTTGATCTTTGCAAGTTCTTTTTCCATCTTATCACCATAGAAATTCAGCAAGTCATACATTGCTTCATCCACATTACCAATGCTACGAGCATTCCTAATCTGATCATTAAAAAATGGTTTCAAGAAAGATGAGATATGGAACTTAGCATCACCAGTTTTACCTTGAGCACCAACCAGTTCGTCAAGAAAATCCCCACAAATTTGACACATACGTTCAATCTTTGAAACGTGCATATCAAACTTGCCCATCTCAGTGCGAGAGAACCCAACACGATCCATTGGAGTATCATTTTGAACTACCAAGACATCGGTAGATCCTTTTACATCAGCGCCAGCAAGAGCCTGCATTGTGGAAAGTTCATCACCAGAATAGTGAGTATGAAATACTACTCCGATCTTTGCTCTGCTAGCTTTTTTACCAATATCGTGACTAACAGGGATGCCATAAGTAATTGTGTTTGGTCTAAATGTGTAGAGTTCTTCTCCATTGATATTCTCTCGTTTTAGATCAGATGTAAATAACAAATCTCCCTGTACAACTCCCTTGATATTCAACTGTTGGAAATATTTCAGAGAGAACTTGAGTTTCTCAGCAAGATCTCCAGAATACAACAGGTCAATCATTGTTTCCGAAGTACAAATCTTAGGTTCGGTTTTGTTGAAAACAGATTTAGTCCCAACAAAAAAGTATCCATACTCAGGATGTGTACCACAGATAATAGAGGGTGCTCCGTCCCATTTGGTTTGCATGAATCCTGTGCTTTCCTGATGACCTAGCATTTTTCTCAGTTCCTTGAGAAAAGAAACTGCTGCCTTACATCCTTCGACGCCGTAGTTCAGCATCTCATCCTCAAGGTGTTCTAGGTGTTTTAGTTGAGTTACGTTTGCCATTAGTCTGACTCTATACCTTGCGTATCAATAGAACCTGGCCAAGGGGCAACACTCATTTTCATTCCTGTTGCAAGTTGCGTACTAGAAAATTTGAATCTAATTTGCAAGATTTGTTTGTTTCCTGCTTTTACCCCAATAGTATATCCAGTCTTTCCACCTAGTTCTTCATATGACAACGGTAGGTTCTTTTTTACCAGAGCATCATACTTTGCATTATTCAAAGGGTCATCGACAGTTGCTGTTACTACACTCAAATTAGCATCAGATCTACCAGTTACTTTTACATACTTTGGCAACTTGTCTGTATCTAACAACTCATCTAAGATGTACATTTTGACATCGATGTCATTCATAGATTCCAAAGATGTTTTCAAAACATCCCTACATCCACCAAGAATTTGTGGTACATATTTACCAGTGCAAGCAATCCACGCTTTATCTTTAGCAGTCTTCAATTTTTTACAATGCGCTTCATTCAAATATTTTGTACCATATGGTATTGAAAACTCATTATGTGCGTCACTGATTCCTTGCTCTAAAATATTTTGAAAAACTTTTGGTTTGCCAATAAAAGATTCTATCTTTGCCATACCAGGATTCTTCACTGGTGCCTCTTGAGTTAGAGTTTTCAACAAAGACTTTGCAGACAATCCTAAATGGGGATCAGCATATCTGGTAGAAGTTCTAAACTCTACAAGAATATCTGTAGGATTATTCTTACTCTCCTCAACATATAATTGAGAGAATTTTCCAGGAAGAGTTCTGTAATTGAAATCAGATCTAGCAGTCCAATATACTTTCTTGACACCAGTATATCCATGAAGACTTGCCCATTTCAAAAACTCATCTGCCATCTTTTCTGCTTGCAACTGTCTTGCTTGCAGTTCCGTAGGTTTCTTGCCTAATTTTGCACGGCGATCATTATAAATTTTTTCATCCTCTGGTCCTAAACCATTAGTCCACTTTCTGCCATTGAGATACCAGGCACAATGCAATTCGTTTACGTCTGCACTAATATTTTCTGCCATAAAAAAACCTCCCGTCTAACTATTTAGAGGGAGGTCATATTTATACTTCGTATTTTGCCCAGAGTTTACGGATGTTTTGGGTGATTGGCATACCGCTTGAGTAAGTTTCAAGTAGTTCTCCTTCTTCATCAACAATAATCAGAACAGGGGTGGCAGTGACACCATACTTTCTGGCAAGTTCAATGTTCTCTTCTGGGATTGGTTCATCACTGAAGTCTTCCAGTTCAACTTCTTCAATGAGTTTGGTACGCTCATCATTGAGAGCATTGAAGTATCGCTTTACCAGACCACAAGGACCACAAGAGTCCTTGGTGAATAAGATAAATCTAGTCTTCATCGATCTCCTGCTTTGCGATTTTCAGAATAGTAAGAATCAAAAGTGCCAGCAGGATAACGCTTGGACAACTTACGGATGTTAGTATCAAGCACTTCTTCCATACTGATCTCAAGTGCTTGTGTTGCTTGAGCAACGTACCACATGATGTCACCCAGTTCAATGATCAGGTGCTCTCGGTTGTCTTCGTTCCAAGGTTTGCCTTGGAAGACCATCTTCTTAATGATCTCAAGGAATTCACCACCTTCAGCATTGATCCCAACGCCACTAGTAAGAAGACGCTCAATATTGGCACCCTCTCGATCAAGTTCGCCAATACGGTCAGCAAAGTCAACAAAGTTTGTTGAAGCATCTGACGTAACAGTAGAGACAAACTCTTCATACTTATTGAAATTAATCATACATTCCACTCAGCAAATTTAGATAGACGGTTTTGTGTTTGTGCAAACTGAGAAAACTCTTCACCAGGGTCCTCAGCATCGATGCTGATAGCGGAAGCATCGTCCGCTACATCATACAACTTCATTTTGGATCTGTCAATTCCCACCATGAATTTTCGTGAGGTAACAAGGTCTGAGTATCGGTTTTTAAGTTGTTTGACCATGATGCGACCCTGTTGTTCAAGCTCCTCAGTGCTGATGAGAGCGAACATAAAATCAGCAGTGGCAGGCAGACCAAAAGACTCGCTAGTATCGGTAAGGTCAGGGTCACTATTACCGAAACCAGAGCGAGTAGTTTGAGTAGCTGAGACAATAGGAACCCCAACTTCCACAGCAAGACCACGAAGCTCCTCAGCAATAGCCTTGACATACGTATAACTGTTGACAACCGCACCTTTATACCTCACTGACGCACAGATGTTTAGATAATCGACAAAAATAATGTCGGGTTTGAAATCTTTCTTCAAAGAAAGATCACTTAGGAGTGCCTTGAAATGTCCTGCGTGAGCGGACGCTGTTGGATACTCCTTGATAATAAGTTTGCCCTGAGTTTTACGAGCGATCTCCTGTACCTTACTAGTAAAGAGAACTTCAGGTAGGTCAACAATATCTTTGACAGGGACATTTAGAAGGTTTGCGTCAATTCGCTCAGCAATCTTTTCCTCTGCCATTTCACATGTAATATAGAGTACGTTGTACCCCTGTGTGAGTGCGGCACCAGCGCAATGGCACATGAATAGAGACTTGCCGACGCCCGTTCCAGCAAGAGCGACATTGAGAGTCTTGTTACTGAGACCACCTTTGGTAATGAAGTTAAACTTCTCCAAATCAAATGGGACTTTTTCTTCTTTGCGGTGGTAGAAATCATAGCGTTCTTCTGCTTGCTCCGTATAACTGTGTCCTATGTGTTCGTCGAACGATACTGCCAGGGCTTCTTGTAAGATGCCAGGTATCGCATCCTTTGATATTTTCTTATCGCCTCCATCTGCGATTTTGATCGACCGCATAAGGGCGAGGTATATAGCTCTGTCTTGGCACCACTTTTCTGTGGCATCGAGGAGCCATTCGTAATCGACCCACTCGTTACTGAGTTCTCGTACCGTCGATACCGAATCTTGGTACGCATCGTCAGTAAGGTCATTACGATTTTGTAGATTAATCGTAAGCACTTCTTGAGTAGGAATTTTATCATACTTAGAAGCGAAATCAGCGATCTCTTCAAAGACAATCTTCTCATGATATTCTTGGAAATAATCTGCTTTCAGGAAAGGAACTACCTTGCGATAATATTCCTCAGTGAAGAGAAGGTTTCGCAAAATAGTTTGTTCAATGCGCTCAGTTGCCATAAGAGAATTCTTTTTGTGCTGCCTCCTCCAGTTTCTCCATTACTTCGGGGGTGAAATATTTTTCGGGATCAGCAAGTACAGCAGAAGGATAAACGGAAGATTTCCCAATAAGAACCCGATTGCCGTTCTTCCCGAAGACTCCGTGCTCGATACCCAATTCCAGTAAGCCGTAGTATTTGTCAAGACCTCGCTCGTCAAAAAATAGACGTGTTGCAACTTTACTCCCTTCGATGGTTAGACGAGACTTCTTTGCCTCGCATTTGATAATGTTACCAACAACTTCCTTCTTACTGTCACGTTCTTTACTCTTTGAAAGATAGATGATAGTAGAAGCAGCGTACTTCAAACCAGTGCCGCCACCCATCTCCTTTGTAGGAACATAGGAACCGATTACATCATATGTATGGTTGGTCACGATCATAGGCACCTGTGCTTGTCCGAGCTTCAATGTTAGCACACGGAAGGCACCTTTGATCAACTGGGATTTAGTCATGTCACGGACCTGCTTGTCGTTGGCAACGTCCTCCATCTCCTTTGTGGTGGAAAGCATACCAAGACTGTCCAAGACAAACATCATAGGCACACGCTCGTCCTTAGGTTCCTTGAGATACTTGTCAAGGATCCTACATGCCTGTGTCCTGAACTCTTCGATGGTAGCGACAGGCATGATAATCATGCGCTTAGAGTCGATACCACGAGACTCAATCATGTCACGGGAAATGGCGGATTCAGTTTCAAAATAAATGACGCCACCTGTAGGATTAGCATCGAGGAAATTACGAACGACGCTGAGAGCGAAAAAAGTCTTTCCCGTGCTCGATTCTCCTGCCAAGGCAGTAACTTTGTTGGAAGGAAGACCTCCAAACAACGAACCACTAACCAAGGCGTTAACGATATAACTGCCAGTATCGACATAATCAGTAATGTCGCCAGCAGCAATTCCTTCGCTAACCAAACCAGCAAACTCGTTTCCACTTTCTTTAATTACGGTGTCTAAGAATCCCATTGATCTACTCGTTCCTCATAAAAGTTGACATAATTATAATCGTTCCGCATAAGTTTGGCAAACGCCATAGCGGTTTCGTAGTCTTCAAAGCACTTAATGTCTTCGGGTCCTACTTGACCCACGACATGATTAGTCCATGTGACTACAAAAATTTTCTTGCTCATGAAAAGAAACTCGAAATTGTAATGGTCTTCTCGTGGGTCCAACCAATACATTGTAGCACGTTTTTCAACGGTTCGAGGAATGACTTCTCAAATTGTGTTTGATAGTCCACATACTTTTCCAGACCAAACTCTTTCGGCAAATCACCAAAGAAACTAATGGTGTTCTCGTGAATAGGATTTGGTGTCTTGAGATACATGAACTTGATCTTCTCACCTTCTTGAATGAGAGGATGCTTGTTCTCCACCTTGTACTTCTTTACATAGTGATTATAAAGAAGAGCACCCCTTACTGCAATGGGTGTTCCTTTCTGGTAAATCTCAGTTGGGTGGCGATATTTTGCCAGGTTGTTACATCCTCTGGGGAAGGCGACTTCTGAGTAATGTCGGTTTCTCGTCTCTGTTCTAACATCATTGATGAAATCGATAAGTTCATCATTTGTCTTGCCGATAATAATCTTAAACGCTGCATACAATTTGTCCCTAAAATACGCAGGAGTAGAGCTCCTTGCCGTTTCCAAACCCATGATCTTCATCTTAGGTTCTTTATATCTAACTCCCTCAGAGTCCCATACGTTGAGAATGTAACGCTTCTTCGCAGTCCAGATACCACGGTCAGCGATATTCTCACGCTTCATTTGCATCTTCTGGTCATACGCCGATACGTAATCCGCAAGTTCTTGATATGAACGTTCAATAAAAGGTTCCAGTTTCTCCTGGCAGATCTTGTCAAGTAACGCCACAACTGCTGCTTTGTCGCCAGACTTAGAACTAAGAAATTTATCAACAAGAGGTCCAAGATTAAGATAGATTGAGTCGGTATCGCTTGCGATAACATAATCAACCTCCTCTGTAGAAAGCAGTTTATTTAGGTATTCGTTCATACGGTTTTCAATCCAACGGATCGATACCTGACCAGACAAAGTGATTGCCTCAGCATTAGCGAGACGGTAATAACGAAAGTGTTCATTACCGATTGCACCATAAGCAGAGTTCAAAGAGATCTTCTTTGCCATCTGAATATTGTTACATCTCGCAATCTCTTTCATCAATTCAACAGTAGGAGTTTTTTCATACTGTTGCTTTGCCTTGATCATCTTCTTCTTGAAGATAACCCTACTGTCATACATCTTCTTCATCATCTGAGGAAGAAACCCATGCTTCTCTTTTGTATACTGTGCTCCATTAGCACACACAGCAAACTCACCATCAATGCCTACTTGCTTCTCAAGTATTTTATCAACGGTGACTGTTGGATGTTTGGCATCTTGGAGTGTCTCTGGCGAGATATTGTACTGCATAATAAGATGAGGGTAAAGACTATTGAGGTCAAAACTAACCACCCAATCATAGAATCCTGGTTTCGGTTCCTTGACATAAGCACCTGCATACTTCTCAGTCTTAGTTGCTTCTTTCTTGGGAGGAATAGCAATCTTCCTCTTCAAGAGCTCGCAGTAAATATAGTTATCCCACATGCGAACTTGACTAAACACATCTTCATAATTTACCTTGGCGTCATATGCCATGGTGTATGCAAGTTCAATCAGTTTCATCTTGTCATCCAGTTTGTCCACCAGGCGAACGTCATGGATGTTGTACTCAATGAACTTCTGCCAGTCTTTCTCGTAGAACTCTTTGAAAGTATCAAACTCAGAGTGATCGAGTTTCTTTTCATTCAATTCTACAGAACAAATATGATCAAGACGATATGACTCTTGGTTTGTGTAAGTAAACTTCTTATACAATTCAAGATAATCAAGCGTGGAGATACCCAGCATGTCGATAGAAAAATTCTTACGACCTTTGATGAAGATCTCACGTTTTGATACGAGTTTCCATGGTGACAGAAGTTTTACATACTTCTCACCAAGGACACGATCAATACGATTGTGGATGTACGGCATATCGAACAACTGCACGTTCCATCCAGTAATCACATCTGGAAAGTTTTCCTGCCAGTATTCCAGGAATGCGCCCAACATGCTTTCTTCTGATCGGAAATGCATGTAGTCCACCATGGTGTCTTGGTTACTGAATGCTCTCGCTCCGAACACAACAATCCGACCAGAGAAACTATCTTTGATTGAGATGGCAAGGATTTCCTGATCGGCAGTTTCGATATCTGGAAATCCGTTTTCGGCAGCGGTTTCAATATCGATGGTAAATACACGGATCTTTGAAGAGTCGAACTTGAGTTCTTCCTCAGGATGTTGTTCAGCAATGTACTGATACAGGAACCTAGAGTTTCCATAGATTTCAAAATCGTCTACTTCTTTATACTGTTTCACAAAGTCTCGTGCTTCGGAAATAGATCCAAACTTATGAGGTTCTACACAATCACCTTCTAGTGTTCTCCACTCAGAGTAATTCTTTGTAGGCAAATACAGCGTAGGGTTGAAAGGAACCCTGACGCTGTAGCGATTGCCATTCTCATAACCACGTACAAGCAGACGGTTGCCTGCTTGCTCAACACTAGTGTAAAACTTCATTCAAGACATTCAATATAACGAGCAAGCAATTGCTTGCTAGGGTTAGTCACGACTGTCAGATCCGAAGACCTGACATTAAACTCACGCTCAGCAGCATGTGGTGCCCATTGTTCAATCTGACCTTCACAGTCTACTACGTAAGGCTCCACCATCCACACATCAGGGTCACCTGGCAAGGTGTCTCCATCTACTGGTTCTACTTGAGCAATGATCCAATCATTCTGCAGCTTCAGCAGGTTCGCTGTTATCTCCATCTTCTTCCTCAGGGATAAAAATTTGATCGTCTGTAATGCCAAGATCGTTTAGTCTCTTGGTAAAATTATCAAGGATGTTATTATCTGGGAAGACAACACTAATAATATGCTCACCACTCATGCGATGTTCTTCTTGTGGAGAGAAAGGACACCAACGCTCATAATGAATTGGAATGCTACCATCCTCATTGGGTGTACCCAAACTCAAAGTGTATGGATACAACATTCTATATCCCACTACTTTAGTAGTATCTTCCTGCTCGCGAACATCACCAAACATGCATAGAACACGTTCACCAGTTGCAAGAGTGACAATACGAATATTATGATTAGTTCTCAGTTGTTGCTGTTCCGCCATTTTCAGTTTCCTCGCGTTGATCTAGTTTTTGTTTCCAGGCATTTTCAAGTCCTGGTTCTGCAGTGTTGATTGTCATAATACAATCATATGGAATCTTGAACTGCCAGTCTGGCGAGTAAGGATTCCACTTGCTAAAGCGTACTTGGTATTCCATACCATGTGCTTCTGCTAAGTATTGTGGGGTTCCGCTATCAAGATTGAGAATATAAGGATCTTCCATGAGGAGACAAACTCCACGTTTATCGTCTCCGTCTCCATCAAAGATTTCTTTCAACTCAGTAATGATACGATCACCCGTCTTTAATGTGACGATTGATACTGCCATAGTGCTAAGAGTTTCATTCTAGTTTACCATCAAAAAAGGGGACCGTCAAGTCCCCCTTCGATTCTATTTAGAACCATTTCTTCCTCTTCTGTTTTTCTGGTAAATTCTTGACAAGAGTGATAGTAAGAAGACCATCAACAAAATTGACATCTTCAACTTCTACATCATCTGCCATCTGCCAGTTGCGAGAGAATGTTCTATAAGAGATTCCTTTATGTGAATACTTACGTTCTTTATCTGCTGGTGCCTTTCGAGCAGATACTGTCAAAACATTTCGTTCGGTCTCGACTTCAATATCATCTCCTGAAAATCCAGCAAGAGCGACCTCCAGTAAGGTTCTACCATCATGTCCATCCACAACATTGTATGGTGGGTAACTTGATCCACCGCCCGCAAGAGCTTCAAGTCTGCTGAATGTTTCATTGAATCCAATTGAATAAGGGGTATAATGTTCCCAAGTTATGTTAGTCATGTCCTTAAATAAGCGACGTTTACATAGGACCCCGAAGGCATCCTGGCGTAAGAGTGGGACGGTGAACCGTCCCTCATCCTCTCACAATAATACTTATAAGGACACCCTAAAAAATAGAGGTGATGAAAACCCCCACCACAACTACGGTTTACGCTACTTCTTGTTTCTTTCGTCCAATGTTGTACTTGGATTCGAGTGTCCATTCTTCCTTTTCTTTGAAAGCAAGAACTTTGATTTGATTGAGTGGTGCCAGATCGGCAATCTGATCTGCATTTACTACAGTGATAAGTCCCCAATCACTCAGCAATTGCACAATACGATTACGACGTTGTACGTCATTCAAAGAAAGATTTGTTTTCTTGCCATCCAAAGCAAACAGTTCTTTGAAGTGTACAATATAATACTTTCCTTGCTTATGCAAGATGTGACATGACTGATAGATTTTTTTCTCTTTACGAGATGCCACACCAATTCTAGTCAGTGTTTCTCTCACTTTGAGAAAGTCATCTGGTTCTCCAAGAACCACTTCAACCATGTCAGCTGGTTTCCACTGGACTTCTGTATCAACGCTCATTTCTTCCACCTTTATTCAATGCCTTTGTAATATGATCTAGTTGATCCTTGGTGAGAATCCTGAGTGCTTGGAGTGCTTTATCGTCATTATAACCATAATACTCTTTGACTACTTCAAGATAATCAATAGAATCTTTGCGAGCCCAGGGAGAGAAACGCTTCCTAGGTTTGACACTATTTAGCAAAAAGTCATATTGCATCTTCTTAGGAAGATGAGGATTTTTATTCAGTTCATTGACATAAAGGATAGTATCAGTAAAGGAACTGAGGCACCTATTAATAATATAAGGAGGATACCCTCGCTCAGCATCAAGATCATCATCGAGTATATTCTTTTTTGATTGATTGATGCTGTACAGATAGTCTTTCAGTTGGTACGTCATTCCAGTGTCTAATTACTCCAGATATAATAAAAGCGTTAGTGACCATGTAACTAACAAAAATAACGGTGCGTATGATAGCAACGTAATTGTCAAAAGGAGCTGTCTTGTCGTCACTGAAACTCCCTAGCGCATATTTCCATACTTGCCACATTAGAACTTAGCAGTGACACTAACAATCTTGGCACCAGGGTTACGAGCGGTAGCAACCTTACGAGCATCCTGGTAGTCACGAGCAATCACCTCTTCTTTGAAGACGGTGCCTGCTTTGTAGAGGGTAACTTCACACTTCATAATTCAGAATAACAAGTTCCTTGCGTTTTGCTTGATCTGTATTATAGGACCCCACGCTCCTCATGGTGTAAGTGTGTGCAAATTCTGCTAGCGTCCACCCCTCGAACCTTTCTTTGACCAGTTGAGACGAATTATAAGATACGAGTTGAGGACCAACAAACCGATCACAAATGGTAGCGAAACCATCGTGGTCAAATGATTTGTGCATATCACCTTTCCTTCCGTATAGGTTAGATCCAATATCGTAGGGCGGGTCAAGGTAGGTGAAGATAGACTTCTCATCGGTAAGGAGTTCTTGGTAGCGACCATTAGTAATTTTCCAGTTTTGAATTAGTTCCGAGTATTCAGGCAGTCTTCTGATGCCACGCATTGAGAAATTGGAATCACTTGCTTGCTTGGAGAAAGAAGAATTTGAAGTGAGACCACTGAAAGAACACTTAT